AAAGTAACCTACATTTTTAGATACGGTAACCATTATTTCTGGGGATATGGATTTGTCCAGGACGCCGAGGAAATAACTAACCAGGACGAAACGGTTAGTTTTACAGTTACTATAAAGTTGTGGCGCAATTTATATTATGGTCTTTACACTGACCAGCTGCCGTGGGATTTGATATTTACGCCATGGGAGGATATGCTAGTACAGTGGGAAAGCGCCTAAAATATGTACTAAAAATACCTATCTTTACAAAAATTTAGAACAACAATTTAATTTAAAAATATGGCCACAACTGGAACATTTAATGGGACTAACCTACTTTTAAAAGTTGAGGGTTCAACTATTGGACACACTACTAGCTGTACCCTATCAATTTCACACGATTTACCAGAAGCTACCACCAAAGATTCAGCTGGCTGGGTTGAGGTTATTAGCGGCGCTAGAAGCGGTGAAATTTCTTTTGATGGGTTGGTTGATTACAGCGACGCTACTAATGCTGTTGAGTTAGTAGACTACGTTATTAACCGTACTATGGTAACTTGTGTTTTCGGAACTGCTGCTAGTGGTGACGCAATTTACACTGCCGAGGGGTACATTTCGTCTATTGAACAAACAGCCGATATGGAAAGCCCAGTATCTTACAGCGGTAGCATTACCTTAACTGGCGCTATTGTTAAGTCACTTAACGCCTAATAAGCGTACACGATAAAACGCAACGGGCCTAACAAGGCCCTTTGGCGTTTACATTTATTTATAAAACCATTAACAGCAAACAAATGGCAAACAGACAAAGGGGTTTTTACACCGTAATGATTGGTGGAAAACAAAGAACACTGCACTTTAGTATGAACTTCTGGGCTGCGTTTACTGACGAGTTAGGTATAGGCCTAGCCGACATAGACACAGTATTTACAAAGGCGCTAGATTTAAAAACCATTAGGGCTATTGTCTACAGTGGTATTTTGGCGCACGACCAGGAACAAAACAACATTATAGACTACAACGTATATACTGTAGGTAGCTGGCTAGAGGACATAACGCCAGAAACATTGGCGGATATGCTACAATGCTTGACCGAAACAAAGCTACTAGGTAACGACTTAAACGGTGGTATATCCAGGGGCGCTGTAAAAACCACAAAAGAAACAGCAAAAAAAAAGACCCAACTAGGTTAACTTGGCACGATATACTAGATTATTACATAGGCCAGGTTGGTTTAGACCCAGATAAGTTTTGGAGTTACACCTGGTCAGAAATATCTAGACTTGGCGAGGCTTGGCAGATTAACGTCAACCTACATTGGGAAATGCACAGATACACGTCAGCTACTTTGTGGAATACTAAAGCTACAAAGAGGGCGCAAATGATAAGGCCAGACCAGTTGTTTAAACTGCCCCAGGACGTGTATATGGACAACAAAAAACCAAAGAGTACACCAGAACAATTAAAGGCGTTTCTAGACCAGGTAGAGGCAGCAAAGGCAGCAAAAAACTAGCTGCCTTTTTTTGGTTATTTTTGTAACGAAACAAAGCGCAGCAAATGAGTATTTTAAAGGTTATATTTTCTGGGGATACTAAAGAACTAGACAAGGCACTAACAAAGGCCCAGAAGGGGCTAGACGATTTTAGTAAAAAAGCTAAAAACATAGGGGGCAAAATGTCCCTATTTATTAGTGCGCCAGTTGCGGCAGCTGGAGGCGCGGCTATAAAACTAGCGTCAGATTACCAGGAAAGTCTAAATAAAGTAGACGTATCTTTTAAAAATACTTCTGGCGAGGTTAAGTCATTTGCAAAAACCACTTTAAAAAACTTTGGTATTGCTGAAGGTAGCGCCCTAGATATGGCGGCGCTGTTTGGCGATATGGGTACTAGCATGGGTCTTACCACTAGCCAAGCGGCTAAAATGTCTACGTCTTTAGTTGGGTTAGCTGGTGACCTTTCAAGTTTTAAAAACATAACAGATTTAGGCGAGTTACAAACTTCTTTAGGTAGCATATTTACTGGCGACACAGAAAGTTTAAAAAAGTTAGGTATTGTAATGACCGAGGCTAACCTACAGCAGTTTGCGTTAAGCCAGGGAATAAAGAAAAACATAAAAGATTTTGACCAGGCAGAAAAGACGTTATTACGTTACGAGTATGTAATGGCTATGTCTGCTAATGCACACGGTGATTTTGTAAGGACTGGAGGGGGCGCGGCTAACCAAGCACGTCAACTACAAGAAAGCATAAAAGAATTAGGCACACAGTTTGGCGATATAATGCTACCAACTTTTACAAAGGTTGTAACTAAATTAAATGAAATTGTCCAAAGTATAAGAGAATTACCAAAACAAACAAAAGAAATAATTATAGCTTTTGGCGCTATAGCTGCGTCTATTGGGCCTTTATTATTAGGGTTAGCTGCATTAGCTACAGCTATTAATATAACTACAAAAACTGTACAAACACTAACCGTAGCCTTTAATCTTTTAGCTGCGTCACCAATAGCCATAGTTGCTAGTGCAATAATTGCGGCAGCTGGTGCAATGATTTATTTTGGTGGTAAAGTTGGCCCACACGTAGGCGCCATAGAAACGCTAAAAAATGCTTATGCAAGTTTAGGCGATGCCACGCACGGCGGCTTTGTTATGCGCCAGTCTATGTCAGAATTAAGGGCTTTGGCAGATGAAATGGCTAAAACTACAGCTGCATTAACTGGCGCTGGTATGAAAAGACCAGCTACGGTTACTGAAAAGCCAATGTATGGTGCAGAGTTATTGGGCGCCGTACCAGATATACCTAAAAAAGAGGCTAAAAAAATAGATATGACGCCGCTAGTAGAGGCGTTTAAACTTAGTCCACAAGGTTTAACAGATATAACAAAAACCTGGACAAGACTAGGGCCAGGAATGACTAAAACAATAGTAGATACTACTAGCATAGCTGTCACTAATATTAAAAACGGCGTTAAGCTAATGACTAACGCGCAGATGCAAGCTGCCGAAGCTGTAATGTCAATGAACCAAGGAATAGAACAAATACTACAGCAAGGTATAGCTAGTATGGCGTCTAGTATTGGGGAACTATTAGGCAGTATGGCGGCTGGTGCTGGAGGCGGTATAAAAGAATTAAGTATGGCGCTACTAGGTGGTATAGGCGATATGGCTATACAGTTGGGCCAATTAGCTATTTCAATAGGTACTACAATGCTTGCCATACAAGCGTCTTTAGGTACATTTAACCCATTTATAGCTATTGCAGCTGGTGCCGCACTTGTAGCGCTAGGTAGCTTTGTAAAAAGTGCTACGGCTAAAATTGGCGCTGGCGCTGGTGGTGACCGTGGACGTTCTGGTGTACCAGCATTTGCCAACGGTGGTATAGTGTCTGGGCCTACCATTGGTTTAATGGGTGAATACCCAGGGGCAAAATCAAACCCAGAGGTTATAGCGCCACTAGATAAGCTGCAAAGTATGCTAAACAACAATGGAAGCGGAAACGTAAACGTAAGCGGCCAGTTTAGATTGGACGGCCAGGATTTAGTGGTAGCTTTAGAAAGGTCTAATAAACAGAGAAACAACTTTATATAATGGCGTACGGTTTAATTTATAACCTAAATTTTTCTAGTAACATTGGCAGCAGAAAACACGTTTTGTCTATATATAAAGACGGGCATACTGCTACAATTACAACTAACGACAATAACATAATAGGCGACAGCGAACCAGTTGTTTTGATATGGGACAATAACGACGATATTTATAACAATATCATGGGTTCCAGGCTAGAAATAAACTTATTAAGTGATGACGTTAAAAAAATAGACGTTTCCGATATATTAGCCAGTAGTAGTCCAAGCACGTACAAGGTAGTATATTCAATAGAAGATAGCGGCAACGCGATGGTAACGTATTGGGAGGGTTATATAAGTAATGCAACCTACGACGAAGGCATAAGTAGCGTGCCAAAGCCATACAGAATTATAGCCACTGACCTTTTAACTACATTAAAAAACGTAAATACTAGCGACGGTACAGCGGTAGTAAATAGCGCTGAAACAGTTGTAAAATACTTTGACAACATTTTAGGTTTTTTACCACAAAATTATACCTACAAAGTAAACAATGACTACGAGTTAAAAGCGTTTGAATTTGTTTTACCACCAGAAACACCTAGTAATGTATTTGTAAAAATGCACCGTTTACAGTGGGTAAGTGCGTTTAAAGACGGTTTAAGTTTTGCGTTTAATAATGCCTATGCATATTTAGAAAACACTTTAAAGGTTTTAAATTGTAGGTTTTTTTATGCGAATAATAATTTTTACGTCATTAATAACAGTAGCTATCCAGACGCGCCAGATTTTGATTATTTCAGCAGCCAGGGCGTTTACACTGGAACTGTTCCAGAAAACGTAGTTAAAACTATACCAGGTAATTTAAAGCCAGTTGGCGACGATTTAAGCCTACGATATGACGCGCCTTATGATGTTGTAGAGGTTGTGGCTAGTAATAGTAGTTACGCTACGCAATTTGACATAAATTTAGTAGACACATACGTTAACAACCTAACACCGTACCCGTCTTTTGAAACTAAAGTAAATGGTATTTTGTTTAATAATACATATTATTCAGATGACTACACGGTTTTGGCGGATTCATTTGTTAAAAGCGGCGACTATTCAATAAAAACTAACAACTATATAACTAGCGGAACGCCGACACAAAAAATTCTAGACACTGGTTTTAATGGCGATTTTCAGCTTAACCATATACGAATTGAAGGCGCTGTTGTGCCAATGTATTTTTATTGCAGTTTTTATTTAAGTATTGAAGGTCAAGAGGACAACAACGTAACTATTTACTATTCATTATTAAGGGAAACTAGCGACGCGTCAACTGGAGGCGTTGGGCTTACCAGGTCTTATTATAATGGTTCTACCTGGATAAGCTACACCGACGAAAACACAGCTACGAAATTAAACATAAATCAAAACCCAGTAAAACGTAACCAATGGGTAGATATTTCTAAAGCTGTATTGCCAACTGGCAACACTAAATACGCTAGATATAGATTGATATTGTGGCAGCCTAAACTAGAAGGTTCAACTGCTGCGCATTTCCATTTTGACCAAGTTTTATTGTCAAGACGCGATAAAATACAGCACGACCAAACAGTTACAACACGCGGCAAAATTTTAAATTCAGCAAAGCGCAACAAAAAACTAACCTACGAATTTAGCAACTACTACCCTATAGGGTTGTATGGTACTTTTGTTAAAAGCGTAACTATAGAACCTACGTATTTAGCGCAGCAAAACGAGGTTATAACGCAGCAAATACTTAACGACAATAGAACACACATAAAAAGGTATAGCGTTACTGTAACGCCATTAAACAACGACATAGTTTATCCATACAATAAAATAGATATAGATTTTAGCAACTACACTAGCACGACAAGCGGAATAATTGACCGAATGAGTTATAAAGCTAAATCTAATTTGTATGAATTAGAATTTCACGAACCAAACCAGGCCACTAACGTGCCTATAGAATTTAACATAGTACAATAAGTAATAGAATACCCTTGTTTGCTGGGTTCCCCTAGTTTGCCTTTGGCGCTAGGGGTTTTTTATTTAAACTTTTTTTTGCATTTGTGCCGTATAATACAAGTTTATTTGTATTTTTGTAAAAATTATTTACTACAAATGGAACTGACAAAGCAATTAAAGTACCAGATTATGGATTTAAAGCTGTTAAAAAAAGACATAGCCGCACACTTGGGTATGTCTATGCCAACGCTAAAAACCAAACTTGACCACCCAGAGAACTTAACTATTTCAGACGTCCAGAAGCTGGGAGAACTGGGCATTAAACTAACCTTGTAAATCTAAACCTAATT